CCACGGATTTTGGTCAAAAGGCGGACGTTTTTGTTTTCAACGCTCTGCAACACAACGGTAACAAGGATGGTGTCGGATGGCTGGTGGCTTTAATTTCGCCGCGAATCCCAACTGGGGAGTCGACGTTGATGGGTTCGATTTCGACGTCAGCAAGCTTGACAAGCAGGAGGGCGATGACGGACTCGGGAGCCCGCGCTACGAGCTGCCGCGCATCTACGAGCAAACAATGAAGCAGCCCGTTGCGTACGAGTACGCGCAGGAATTTGCAGAGGGCATCGACCTCTCTCCTGGCTATCGCGCGATGTGCTTTGTTTCTGGCAACTTCATCTTTGGAGACTCGATCGAGGCGCTTGTAGACCTTGGGAAGGTCGATCTTAAACGATTGACAATCCAGACCCTGACTTTTTCGCAAGAGAATGTCGACAGTCTCTGGAATGTCGGGGAGATGTCCCCGAACCTCGAGGCGCTTCACGTCATCGCTGGTGGCTACTTCTGGGCGCACGAGCACAAGCTTGGTGGTGTGATCCCCTACCTGTTGGAGCAGCTCGACCAAGGCGAGGTGTTCGACATCGCCTTTGCGGCCATCCACACGAAGATGATCTCCTTCGAGACTACGGACGGCCTCAAGGTGGTCATGCACGGCAGCGCCAACTTGCGCAGCTCGCGCAGCATCGAGCAGGTCATGGTGGAGGTCGACTCAGGTCTCTACGACGTGGTAGAGGACTTTGCGGACCGTGTCCTAAAGTCCTACTCGATCGTAAACCGCAAGCACAAGAGAGCAGCGTGCCGTGGCATGAACGCCGGAAGGCTGTGGAGCTGGATGCACGAGGAGGGGTGGCCGGATGGAAAGTCATGACGGCCGCGGCGGCGCGAATGCTGGTAAGACCACCGACGCAAAAAAGCGTCGGCAGAGGTACTTCGCGAAGAAGAACGCCGCGAAGAAGACACAGGGGAACAAGAAGAGGAACAGCGGTCTCCTCGACATCGACGACCCGAATTGGGATCCATTCCAAAGCGAGTGGGCCCCAGGATGAAAAGTGCGGAGGTGTAGTAAATGCCACGCGCATATCCAGAGCCGTGGGACGACTCGGACAAAGAACAGGTCGAAGGTCTACTGATCGGCGGAGTGAGCGACAAACGCACAGTCGCAGCCGTCATGCGCTGCCGCGTAGGCGACCTCGACTGGCTGTGTCGCCAGGCGTTCGGCCAGACGTTCGCCAAGGTTGCGGAGCGCTGCAATCTCGAAGGCATCGCGCGTCTCAAGGTCTCCGCTTTCAACATGGCGACCGACGGGAAGAACTCCAAGATGCTCGAGATGCAATTGCGCGAGCGCGGCGTGATACTCGGCACAGTCGAGCGCAGACGTCAAGTCAAAGCGGAGCAGGAAAAGCTAGCGGCCGAGGAGAATGAGCCTGATTTTTGATGTGGGTACGTAAGGCGGTGGAGGCATGGCTAGACGCGTCTACACCACCCTCGACCCCGAGCGAATACCAGAGGTGGCCGAATGGCTCCACATCGTGGAGGACGGTCGCATCCCAGCATGCAAGGAGCAACATCTTGTATGCGCGATGATCCGGCGCATCTTTGCATCGGAAAAGTTGTATCTCGACCGCGATCGCCTGGACAAGTACCTGAGCTATCAGAGGTTTTTCCCATTCAACCTCAACGCCTCGGAAAAATTCATGCTCGCGCTCATGCTGTGCCTTTACGTGGACCCTGGCGTGCCGCGCTTCGACACGCTTTTTCTTTACGTCGGGCGCGGCTATGGTAAGAACGGCTTTATCACGTTTCTTGCGTTTTGCCTGATGAGCAAGGCAAACGGCATCGTCGAGTACGATTTGCATGTCGCCGCAACCACGGAGGACCAGGCAAAGACGAGCTTTGACGAGCTTCGACACCTTTTCGAGCGCAGGCCAGACACCTTCAAAGGTGGATTCAACTGGAACAAGCAAGAAATCATCAACAAATCGACGAGCTCTACCTTTAAATTCTTGACCGCCAACGCAAGCAGCAAGGACGGCGGACGTCCCGGAGCGTTGTTTCTGGACGAGATTCATGCCTACGAGGACAACAGCCTCATAGCAGTCCTCATAGGTGGCCTCGGTAAGAAGCCCGACGCGCGAATCTTCAAGATCACGACGGATGGGGACGTGCGCGAGGGTCCGCTGGACGAGGAAAAGGAAAGCGGCGAGAAGGTTTTGTCCGGTGCGTGCGAAGACGACGGCACGCTTCCGATGATGTTCAAGCTTGACGATCCGGACGAAATACACGACGAAACTCTATGGCCTAAGGCGAATCCGGCCGTACTAGAGCGGCCCGCCCTCTTGCAGCGGTATCGCAAGGACTACCGCAAGTGGGTCGAGCATCCGCAGAAGCATACCGAGGTGCCGACGAAGCGCTTCAATTGCCCAACCGCGCGGCAGGACATAGCGCTCACGACGCGCGAAAACTTGCTTGCGGCGTCTCGCGAGATCGATTACGAGAAACTCCGTGGCAAGTCGTGCGCGCTCGGCATCGACTACGCGCGCACGACCGACATGGTCGGAGCGTGCCTGCTTTTTGACGTTGATGGAGAGTGGGTCGTCGTGCATCACGGCTGGTGGTGCACACACTCCGCAGACGCAGGCGAGGTCAAGGCGCCGCTTGAGGACTGGCAGACGCTGGGACTCTTGACCATCGTGGACGACGTGGACATATCGCCTGATCTGCCCATAGTCTGGGCGCGCGAGACCGCCGCAAAGCTCGGTGCGGACATCGTGATTGCGGGGCTTGACGATTACCGGCTTGGTCTAATGAAGCCCAAGCTCTTGGAGATCCTCGGTCTGGATTCGAGCGTCAAGGACACGAAGGAATCGAAAAAACAGGTCTACATCGTGCGTCCGAGCGACCACATGAAGGTCTATCCAATTATCGACTCGGCATTCGCGAATCAATCGATCGTCTGGGGCGAGTCTCCGCTCATGCGCTGGTGCGCAAACAACGTCAAGGTCGAGCCCGCACCGAACAACAATTCAAAGTACGGCAAAATCGCGCCGCACTCGCGCAAGACCGACGTCTTCATGGCGTTCGTAGCCGCCTTCGCGGCGCGCGAGTACATCCCGCAGGCGACAAAGCTCATATTCGCACGTCCCGTTTCGCTCAAGAGGTAGGGAGGTGGAGGTGTCCACCATCATCGACTTTCTCGGCAATGTGTATCTCAACCCAGGTGGCACAGACGTCGAGCCTGAGCGCATCAGCATCAAAGATGCCGTAACGCGCGCGCATGCGGCCACCTTGCAGTACGAATGGATCGAGATTGCGCGTCATATGGCCGTCGGATACGTCATCGCCGGTCTCCAGATGTGTCCCATCAATATATGCTCATCAGCAGGACAGCACAGAAAAGAGGACGAGTATCTTTGGAACGTCCGCCCAAACCCGAATCAGTCGCGATCGGAGTTTATCGCCCGTCTAGTGGACGAGGCTTATTTCGGGCGCAATGGCAAGGCGCTCGTCGTGCCAATCAAGCGGCGTGGGAAATATGAGCTGTGGTTGGCGGACGGGTGGACAGAGGATACGTATCAAAATCCCGGGCAGCCTGCCAAATACGAAAACATCAGCATTAGTGGCTCGACGGAGGTCGTGCGAGGGGTGCGTACGGCTGATGACGTGTACGTTTTCAAGGTTGCCGAGACGTCGCGGTGGCGTGTCCTGCTACTGGCCCTCGCCAGTGCCTATGAGACTATGGCAAAGAGTGCTGTGGAGGCCTTCGGGGACAAAAACGCCCGCCGATGGCTGCTCGACGTCGATGCGGCAATGACCGGCACGCAAAAAGAGCAGGACGACATCAACAGCTATCTCCGAGAGTCCGTCGCTCCCTTCGTCAGCGGCAACGACCTCGCGCTGCCGCTGTACCGCGGCTTTGCTCTGCGCCGCGCAGAGAACGAGAACAAAAACGCGGGTTCGATGCTCGACGTTTTGCAGATCCGTCAGGACGCCTTCCGCGTCGTCGCGAACTGCATGAGAATCCCTTACAGCTTCTTGGAAGGAAACGTCAACAACTTCGAGACGGTTTTCGACGAGTTCTTGACCTTCTGCCTTGATCCGCCCGCGCGCATGATTGCCGACGAGATCGCCGCGAAGTCGCTCACGTACAACGAGTGGGCGAAGGGTGGCACGTGCGTCGTGGACACTACGCACGTGCGTCACGTCGACCTCTTCGCGGCGGCCGACAAGGTCGAAAAGCTCGTGGGCGCGTCAATAGACACACCGAATGAAATCCGCGCATTCACTGGGCAGGAGCGCGTCGTCGGCGTCCCGCACATGGATGAGTACCAAATGACGAAAAATCACAGTAAGGCTGGGGGAGGTGATAATGATGACTATTCCGCAGGTACCGATGCAGCTCCTCACAAACAATAACATGACGACGGCCGAGCTGCACATCATGGGCGACATCACACGTGGGCACTGGCTTTTCGGCAAGCAGCCCACCGACACCGATGCGTCCGACGTCGCGCAGGCCCTAATCGACCTGCCTCCCACGGTGGGAGAGATTACCGTGCACATCAACAGCTTTGGCGGCGAGGTAGCCGAGGGCATGGCGATTTACAACGCGCTCAAGGCGCACAAGGCCAAGGTGACGACCGTCTGCGAGGGCTTCGCGTGCTCCATCGCGTCCGTGGTCTTCATGGCTGGAAGCAAGCGCGTCATGCGTCCCGCATCGATGCTCATGCTCCACAACGCCTCCATGAGCGCGCAGGGCGACTCCAATGCCTTGCGCAAGGCGTCCGAGGACTTGGCGATGATCACCGAGCTGTCCAAAACCGCCTACCTTGAGCACGCGACTGACGCCCTTACGCGCGAGGCGCTTGACGAGATCATGGATGCCGAGACGTGGGTCAAGCCCGACACCGCCCTTGAGTGGGGCCTCGCCACCGAGGTCGACGCGCCCGAGCAGTCCGACGAGCCGAGCCAGAGCGCCGCGGCCTTGGTGATGGGTCGACTTGGCGCCGACCCGGAGCCCGTACAGGCGCAAGGGGCGGTGGTGGCAGGTCTGACGCAGGAGCAAATCGCAGACATCGCCGAGCGGGTTGCCGCGCGCATCGTCGCGCCCTGCCACGAGACCGAACCCGCGCAGGTGATGCCGGCCGAACCCGCACCGGCGGGCAATCCGTCCGAGCGCATCGCAAGGCTCTTTGGCAGCCTTGCAAAGTCCAAAGTTTAAAAGCAAACAAAAAAGATAGGAGAGACGTATGCCCGCTATTCAGCTAAGTAGCACAGCCCGCGAGGCCGCATCCACACTCGCCCTGGCCTTCAGCGGCGACGATCCCAGCGCTGTCGAGCAGGGTTTTGTCGCGATGCAGGAGGCAATCGCCGAGGACGTCCGCCAACAGTATGAGGACGCGATTGCGTCCAACGATCGCGCAATCCTCGCGCAGCGTGGTTTCCGCGTCCTGACTCAGGAGGAAACCAACTACTACAGCGACATTATCGAGGACGCGCGGCGCAGACGCTCCCATCCCGTGCAAGACGCGTCCGGCTTTGCCCATATCGGCACGGGCACGGGCGAGGGTGACGTGCCGTCGAGGATGATGCCTGAGTCCATCCGTGACGAGATTTTCCGTGACTTGCGCGAGTCCCACGCCCTCCTTGGCAAGATTCGTATGACCAATGCCCAGTACGCCACGATGTGGCTGCGCAACAAGCACACGCGCCAGCTCGCGACGTGGCATGCGGTCGAGTCTGAGATCAGCAAGGAGATTACGTCGGCCTTCGAGGTCATTAACGTGACGCAGGGCAAGCTATCGTGCTTCGTCGTTGTGACCCTCGACATGCTGGAGCTCGGTCCCACGTGGATGGACGGTTACATCCGCGCCGTCATCGTAGAGGCCATGGCGTGCGGCCTTGAGTGGGGTCTTGTGAATGGACGTGGACACATCAAGCACGAGCCGATCGGCCTGAGGAAGAACCCCGCAGGCACCATCGACCAGGAGACCGGCCTGCCCGACAAGACGCCGGTCGCCGTGAAGTCCTTTAGCCCTGCCGAGTACGGCCCCCTGGTCGCGCGCTTGTCCAAGAATGCGGATGGAAAGGTCAAGCAAAGTGTCAATGGCCTTACGCTCGTCTGCAACCTCACCGACCAGCTCACCAAGGTCATGCCTGCGACTACGGTACTTAATGCCAACGGGGTCTACGTCACCAACCTCTTCCCTGTGCCCACCGACGTCGTCACGAGCGAATACCTGGAGGACGGAGAGGCAATCCTCTTCCTGCCCGGCGAGTATGACATGCTCGTGGGCGGTGTGCGCGGCATCGAGTACTCCGACGAGTACAAGTTCCTGGAGGACCAGCGAGTATTCAAGTCGGTCAGCTATGCGTACGGCCTCCCGCGTGACAACACGTCCGCACTGCTCCTTGACATTAGCGGCCTCGACCCGGCGTTCATCACCGTCGTAAACAAGCCCGATCAGGGCTAGGGGTGTAGGCCATGGCAGGCGTTGACGCAGCGGCCACCATGGCCGCAGTTCGCCGCAAGCTCAACGTGTCGTGGTCTGATTCGGAGACCGACGAGCGACTGCAGGACGTGGTGGACACCGTCTCACCGCGTCTCGCGTCGCTCGTCGGCTATCCGCAGGACCACGAATTTTCGAAGGACGACGGCCAGGCGTGGGGGCTTTTCCTCAACGGATGCCTGTACGAGTACTCGGACGCATGGGATGACTTCGCGTCCAATTACGCACGAGAGATCACGTCAATCCGACTGCACATGCTCGGGAGCGTTGAAGATGCTCAAACGCAAGGCTGAGGTATTCGCGCCCACGGACGGCATGGTGAGTCTCTCGCATGACGTGCCGGCACGTGGACAGGACTTTGCGGACCCGACGCTCTATCCAACGTTCCTGACGCTTACCTACCGTCGCGTTCGCGTCAGCTCGCGCGACGTCGAGCTCGCGGAGTCGACCGGTTGCGAGATCACCGCCAAGGTCGAGACCCGTGCCGCACCATTGCTGTCGGCCGACTCGGACGCAATCGTTCGTGGCTCCGTCTTCGAGGTCACGCGCGTAGAGAGTCGCGGCCGCACGTGCTGGTTGTGGCTCTCCGAGGTCGCGACCGATGGCACGTGCGACCTCTTGCACGAGACGTACGAGGAAGATGCCGTCGGCATCCCACAACCGCGCGAGTCTACGCCCACGCGCGTCTACGTCCGCAGGGTAGCCCAATCGGCCAAGCGTTCGAGCAGCGCGGGCGTAGACGCCCTCACTCCCTCGCTAACTTTGCGCGTCCGTACCGTCGACTACGACGGCGAGCGACGCCTAAGGCGTGGTGGGCGGACGTACGCCATCATCGCCACCGAGCCACACGGCAGGTGGGTCGACTTGACATGCAAGGAAAGGGGTGCAGATCGTGGATGACTTCGTCGTAAGCGCCAGTGCCGATACCGGCAGGGGGCTGGCCGACATCTCGCTGAGGGCTTTGGCTGACGTCAACAGCGAGCTGGACGACGAACTCAAGAGCGCAATCCACGGCGGGACGAACAAGGCGCGCACGTGGTTGCGTGGCAACGCGCCCAAGGACTCGGGCGACTACGCCAAGGACTTTCGCACGTCCTTCTCGGACGAGGACGGTCACCACGAGGGCACCGTCTACAGCGACAAGCACTGGCAGCTAACGCATCTGATCGAAGACGGTCATGACGCGTACAACCAGTACGGCGGGCCGTACGGGTACGTCGACCCCGCAGAGCCACAGCATCACATGCAAAAGGCGCAGGAGGTCGGCACGTCCGAAATCGAGCACAGATTGGGACTGTGATGCAGCTGCTATCAGACGTCGTAAAGGCCTTTACCGACAACGGGGTGCAGGTCGCGCACGTGCGCTTTCACGACACGCCCGCACCGCCGTATGCGCGTACCTATCTTAGCGGATCACACTACAACAGCTCTGACAATCGCGTCCGCAAGACGCTATGCGAGTACGACGTTGTTCTCTACGTTGCCGACCGCGACCTTGAGCTTGAGGGGTCGATTGAGGTGGCTTTGGACGCCGCCCGCGTACCCTATCAGAAAACTGGTGGCTACGTTGCCGATGACGACTTGGTCACCACCACATTTTCCGTCGAAGTCTATGAAAGATAGATAGGAGTCAAGAAATGGCAGGCGTAATTCCTCCTTCTCCCAACACCAACGAAGACGCGATGCCCAACTACCGCCATGGCGTTTCCAACGTTACCATCGCCCTCCGCACGAGCAAAGGCACTCTTGGAAGCCCGTGTTCGTACGGCACGCCCTATAAGGAGGTAGGCATCGAGTCGATCACACCGCAGCGCGGAGAGTCGAGCGCGACCAATGTCTACTCCGACAACGGGAAGCCCGCTCGCCTGCGCGGCGCCAAGGCCAACGACACTTACACCGCGCAGTTTGCGTCGCTTTCCCCGTACTTCCAGGTTCACGCGCTCGGCCACAAGCAAAACCAGAACACCGGTGGCATCGTGAAGTCCGCCGCCGACGAGGTCGAGGTCTTCGCGATCGGCTGGCAGAACGAGGGCAGCGAGAAGGCTTCGCGGACGTGGGCATACGGCTGCACGTCCTCTGAGGCCGCATCCGCCGCGATGCAGACGCATGGCGACAACGTATCCGAGAGCCCGGACACGATCTCGATCGATGTTGCCGGCGACATCTTCGCCGACGGTAGCCAGCACTACGAGGAGACTGTCTATGAGGGAGATCCCGGGTACGAAACCTTCCTCGACGCCGTTCCGACCTACGCCACGGCATAAGGCACGTTTCATGGTTGACAGGTATAACAACCACGCGACGGTCGTCATCGGCGACACGACGCTAGAGATCGTCGCATCGAAGCTCGCGGAAAAGTTCTACGGCGAGCGCTTCCGGCAGGACGTGGAGGCGCTCGGCGAGTCGAATTCGGTTCGCGCCTTTAAGGTTCCCACCTACGACGACGAGGGCAAGCCGGTCGTGGACGACGAGGGAAAGGCCGTCTGCAAAGTCGAGTACCTCCCTCTTACCTACACCGGCAGACTCAAGATGGACATCGCCGTATCGGCAAACTCGAAAATCGGATCGACGGCCGAGATTCCCGACCAGGTCGTCGCCGCCACGTGGGCGATGGCGAGGGCCGCAGGCTCCACAGACAAAAGCTATGACGATTTCTACACATGGTGGCTCACTCAGCCGTCGAGCGCAAAGCAGGACCTGGCGCTCTGGGAGGCGGTGTGCGTAGACCTAGCAGAACGCGCCTTCTTTCGGGACTACGGCCGACCAGACGACACTCAAGAATCCGACGAGGTCGAAGAACCCGAGCAAGCCCGTTCCGACGGCTGAGGCGGAAGCGTGGCCGGAGCTGAGGGACATCAGCGCCCTCGTGCGCGCGCGGGTGCCGTACGAGTCGGCGCTTGAAATGTCGCCGCTTGAAGCGGACAAGATGCTGGCCATCTTTGCCGCCTGGGCCATACCGCCGTCCGAGCGCATCGGCGGCCTGCTAGAGCCACCTCGCCAAGCAAAGACCCAACAAAAATCTTCGTAAAGGAGCGCGGATGGCGACAAAGAATTATTACAAAGGCGTCACCATCCAGTACAAGGGCGACGCAACGCAGCTGTCCAAGGTGCTTTCGCAGATGGATGGGCAGATGCGACAGTCACAAGCCGCCGCCCGCGCGCTCGACGCTGCGCTCAAGCTCGACCCAAGCAGCATTGTGCTGATAAAGGACCGCGCGGCGCAGACTGAGAGGCAGATAAAGCTCACATCCGACCGCGTCGACGCCCTCAAGTCGGCTTTGTCGGAGACGACGGACCCCGAGGTAATCGAGCGCATCAGCCGCAGCGCGGACATCGCGGAGGCGCGTCTCAAGTCGCTCAACGAGCAGCTCGTCAAGCTGCGGACCGCCGAGGCGATGGGCTCAGATTCCGGCATCGGCAAGATCGCCACCGACGCACAGAACCTTGGCGGAGCGCTCAAAAGCGCGGGAGACTCCATCGCGAGCACCGGTGACAAGCTCACTGTGGGACTGACCGCACCCATCGCAGCCTTTACCGTAGCGACCGTGGGCGCCGCAACAACGGTCGACTCCGCGCTCACGGACGTACGAAAGACCGTCGACGCGACAGAGCAGGAGTACCAGGCCCTGCATGACGCCGCCATCGACTACAGCAAGACCAATGCCGTCACGGCTGAGCAGGTCCTTAGCGTGCAGGCGCTTGGCGCTCAGCTTGGCTATGCGAAATCAGAGCTCGAAATGATAGGGCGTGTCGGCAGTGGGCTTGACATCGCCACCGACATGAACGCCGAGCAAGCCACCACCGACATGGCCCAATTCGCCAATATCACTGGGATGGCACACGACAAGACCGAAAACTACGCTTCAACGATCGTCGCTTTGGGCAATACTACAGCCACAACCGAGAGCAAGATATCGGGCATGGCCCAGGGCATCGCGGCAGTGGGGACGCAGGTCGGGATGTCCCAGGCCGACATCCTCGGACTCTCTGCGGCGCTGTCGTCCGTCGGCTTGGAGGCCGACGCGGGCGGAAGCGCGATATCCACAATCATGTCAAACATCGACAAGGCCGTCGCTACCAACTCAGAGAGCCTGCAGACCTGGGCTGCAGCAGCATCCATGAGCGCCGCTGACTTCGCGGAGGCCTGGCGCACATCTCCGGTCGAGGCCCTTGGTGCCGTGCTATCCGGCATGGGTGCGGTTGCCGATGCGGGCGGCAACATGTCGCTCATGCTCGAAAGCCTCGGCGTCACGTCGCTTCGTCAGACTGACGCCATGAAGCGTCTCGCTAATGACGCATCGATCCTCACCGATACCGTCGCCCTCGCCAACGACGCCTGGCGGGAAAACACGGCACTGGCGCAGGAGGTCGAGAACCGCAATAACTCACTCGACGCGAAGCTGCAAATGCTTCAAAATCGCGTCACCGCCCTCATGGAGCAGGTCGGCAAGCCCGTCGCCGACGCATTGCTGTCCGCAGCGGACGCCGCTCAGCCGCTTTTCGACGCCATCGAGAGCGGAGCGACGGCATTTTCGGAGATGAGCGAGGCGGAGCAACAGACCGTGGTCTCCACGGTCGCCGCCGTCGCGGCCTTCGGCCCCATGCTCTCCATCACTGGGCGTCTCGCGTCAGGCTTGGGCGGACTGCTCGTGGGATTCGGCGATGCCGCAAAAGGATCCATCACTTTCGTCCAGGCGATGCGAGCAGGCTTTACTGCTACCGAGGCCTTGGAGCTTGCGAGCGAGGGGCTCAGCGCCGCGCTCACGACGGGCCTCGTGGGTGTGGGTATCGCCGGGGTCGTGGTCGCGATAGGTGCCGTGGTCGACGGCTTCCGCAGATGGCACGAGCACGAGCAGGAAGTCGCTGACGCGACAACCGGTCTCATCGGCGCCATGGACTCCATGAGCGCCGCCAGCGAAAAGTACGTCGCGGGCATCGACGGCGCGATCAGTCGCACGGAGACTCTCAAGGAGCGCATCGACGGCGTGATTGAGTCTCAAGCGGAGCTCGCACGTCTGATGCAGGAAGATTGGGCGGACCTTGGCGAAAGCACCGCCTCCGTCGAGGTGTATGCGTCGCAAATCGACGATCTCTTGGGCAAGGGCAAGCTTACCGAGCAAGAGATGGGCGTGCTCAAGAATGCCATTGACCAAGTCAGCCAAGCTACCGGCATAAGCATCCCGTCCTTGCAGGACCAGGGTAGCGCCCTTGCGCTCAACG